AACAGCTATTTATTTTGTCCGTCTTCCCCTTTAAGGAGATTTATATGTTGCATAAGACATGGACGCTGACTTGGAACGATGATGAAACCATCCGATTCGCAAGAAAACTCTCCTCCGTTTTTCTGGAGAGAGCTGGTGCAAGTGCTGAAGTCCTTCAGGGCATTATTGATCGCTCTGAGTGGACTGATTTACTTGATTTATCACCTCGATTCGATGAAATGACCCCTGAGACATTCTACGCCGTCGCGCAGGCCAAAGCCTGTTTCGATAAGCTGGAGTGTCTCCCAAATGGGGTTGACCGCGAGAAAGTCGCGCTCGAAAAGTTTCTTGGCGGGGAATACCGCTGTGGTATATTCAACAGAATCTTCGCTGACCGTGAACGCTATCGGTTCGATAGCGATGTCGAGGCCGTATTGCACGCCTCTGCATTAAAGATTCACGAACTCATAGGAGATCCTCCCGATCTTAGGGAGGTACCACTGCGATTCTCCGTTGGTGGAGCAACCACTACGATAAGAAAAAAGGATTCAGACCTTCGACATCTGATCGAGGGATGGACCGCTTGTAGCGAAGATCTAGCGGAAGACGAGTCCAAACTCGCCACGCTGCTAGACACGCTACCTCATCTCACCGATTTCCTAGTTGGAGTTGGTGGTGAGGTGGAGTGTGGGCATCTCCAAGTATCAAATGGGGTGCTAAACTTCGTCCCGAAGAACGCCAAAACGCATAGAGCGGTCACCAACGAACCTGATCTGACGAAACTTGTTCAGAATGGCTACGGTGATGTTCTCCGCTCGCGTATAAAGCGCAAAGGTATCGATTTATCCGATAGCGACCGTCAATGCGAGCTTGCTCGTATTGGCAGCGTAACAGGGGGGATTGCAACCCTCGACCTATCAAACGCTAGTGGACTCATTTCAACGGGATTGATCCTTGATCAATTCCCTGAGTCCTGGTCTGATATCTTCTTTTGGGCTCGAACATCGTCCATCACAATGCCTGACGGCAGCACGCGAGTGCTACAGTCTTATGGCGGTATGGGCAATGGGCTCGTGTTTCCTATTGAGAGCATTCTTTTTCACGCTCTAACGGCAGCATGTGCTGAGCACGTAGGTATTAGACACCCGATTGTTTCCATCTATGGCGACGACATTATTTGTAATACTGAATGTGTCGAGATGGTAACAAAGGTCTTTGAAGCCGTAGGACTTCTGGTCAACAAAGAGAAATCTTTTTGGTCTGGTCCTTTCAGAGAATCCTGTGGGAGCGATTGGTTTTCGGGATATGACGTGAGACCTATATACATCCGTGATAACATCAGTTTAGAGCTTCTTTATTCGCTCCATAACCAATTCTTCGCCAAGGGCGATGAAGAGGTATGTGATATTATCATGGCAGAGATACCCCTAGCCGCGAGGCTTTTCGGTCCACCTGGAAAAGGCGATGGCCACCTCCACAGTTCATCGTGGAAGGACCATGCGCAATATATCCATGAGGATGGGTTCTCTCATTGGTCGTATAACACTGTAGTCTCTGTACCGAAGTACAATTTCACTGTTTCGAAGGCTGATCACCTCGTCCCAGTGGTACATATAGACTCAGGAAACTGTTCCCTTATGCTCGACGATTCTGTCGGTGTAATTCGGCGCTTAGCCGGTACCGACTACGTCCTGCCATTTGGGTTCAGGTCCAACTTTCTTCTACACCCTAACAGTTCATTGTTAGAAAGGGGTACCCGTGATTGGGCGCTCAACTTCCGTGAGAAGGCTGTAGCATTTAAGCAGCAAACGTCACGTGATAGGAAGCGTAGAGGTTGGAACGTACGACATGATGGTGTATACTTGGTTAATCCTCTCCAGCCAGATAAAAAATGGTCGGATATCACAGTGTTTGGAACGCCCCTGCCGGGGTCCTGTGATGTGAGGATTATCACGTCTACGATTTCCGGGTAGGCCGGGAGGCCCCCACGGTTCGGC